GATTATCTACCTGTGATTCAAGTCTATTTTTAACTTGCGGATCTAGCCACGCAAACTCAGATCCCTCTACTCCTTTAGGGTCTCCCCTCATAACAAGTTTTCTACGAGTCTCCTCATAAACCGGGGTTGCGCCTCTTCTTGCATTAGCAAAATCTAAATTTAATTCGGCTAAAGTCCCTCCCGGCCTGCCTCCGAAATCTAGATCCTCAACAGCCTCTTTAAAGTTGTTTTCAATATAATTGAAAAACTGATCTCGTCTCTCAACCAATCGGGAGGCTTCTTCTTGAAAAAATCTCGCAGCTTGACCGGGATTTGCGTCTCGCCCAGCAGATCTGAGAACAGTCTCCTGAAAATTAGCAAAGCGGTTTAGATTGCCAATAAGTTCAGAATCTTCATTAATCTCTTTCTCTAACCTTGACTTGTCTAAGGTGCGACCTTCATCCAACAATTCTTGTTTATACGCAACTTTTGCACTCAAGATGCCAGCTTCTGTTCTTAGGAGTTCTGGTGTCGTAAAAGCTAGACCAGAAGCCTGATCTAGGTGCCTTCCCTCTGCAACTGAATTTTCTAAAATTCTGGCTACGCTTGCTATAGCTCTTCGATCTTCAGCGGAAGTTCCAACCCCCTCATTTTGAGTGTAACGAGCGGCACTAACCTCTGGCCTTAACAGAGGATCTGTAACTCTGACGCCTAGCTTTATAATTGGACCCTGCATAAGACCCGTGACCAGACTTCTAGTAGCTACGGGTGCAAGCAAACCGGAGCCTAAAGCTATGGTTGATTTTAGCCAATTCGCCGCGTCCGGGTCATTTTTTTCTAATAACTGTAAGGAACTCTCCGTGGCTAATCCCGCAGCCGTTCCAAACGCGACCTCGCCTCTAATATTTCTAAGGCCGGATCTAGTAGATAAACTGTACGCATCATTTGCTTTTTTTATTAGTGATCGGACGTTACCCGGCTTTAAAGCATCCTTGCCGACCTCTTCAACAGAATCTTTAGCCAGCTTAGAAAAAATAAATTGTGCTCCATCCAACAACTTACCACCCAGTTCTAGCGGTATAGTTGCACCTTTTACCATCGGAACGCCGCTGACTCCGGCTTCAATACCCATAAGAAGTATTTTTTCAAATGTGCCTCTAGCTTCCGGAGTCATATCAGTGCCAATGGTGGACTCAAAAGGTTTGAAGCCCCAAATGTCATTGGCGTACTGATCGGCGGATCTAAGGTACTGTTGGAATTCTTTTCGTCTAGCCTCAGATCCGAGAGTTTCTTGAATGTCTTTCCTAAATTCCTTGTCTACTTCTCGTCTCTTCTCCAACATGCCAAAGGGATCATCCCCGGTAACCGCCTTATACCCCATGGCGGCTAATTCGTCTGGACCCGGAACGTAACTCAATAAACCTGCAATATCGAAACCACCTCCAGCAAGAAATGCAGGTATGCTTCTAAGGGATGGTTTTATGGCTCTGTCTATAAAACCTCGTTGATCTATATCCTGGAGATTACTAAAAGTAGAAGCTAACGTTGACGCTAATTCCATACCCTCGCTAGTACCGAATTCAGTCGTAAATAAAGAACTTAGCTTTGTTGGATCATAGCTACTATTAACGATCTCCTCCTTACCCGTATTCGTATTCTTGAACACATATTTATGAAGACCGTTCGTTAAACCAGAATGCGTGGCAACAATTCCAGTATGAGGGGTTTTTATCTCTGCCATTTACTTAACCCATAGGTCTAATTATTTAGGAAGAGTTTGTCGTATTGTAGAATTCCATTCGTAACTCTTCTACGAATTTCATTTTCCGTTATGTTTGCGTTCCTGGCGGCAGGAGCATTGACTAAATTACGAATGTATTGGTCGAATTGTCTAGGACCCATACGTGTAGTTTGGACATCAGTTGGAATAGTGGGATTGGGATTATTAGGATCGGTATAATTCAATTGCGGAACTTCATATCTGCCATCATACATGGCATCTTTTAGAAGACCCGCTTTTCGCATAACATTTCGTTGGTCATCAGATAGAGACAGAACGTCTTGTCTTGTCGTAGGAAACTTCTCCTTTCCATAAAAACCATACCCATGCCAGTTTTCCGTTGTGCTCATTTGAGAAAAGTCGACTCCGACTTCCGCCGCTCGGGTCAGTTCGTCGGGTGTCCAGGCAACATCCCCTCCCATTCTCATGAGTCCAGAGATTTCTCCATTAACACGGCGTAAAGCTGTATCAATTAGGGCTTTGTTGAAGGTTGCAGAGTTTCTTATGTCTGCAACAAGTTTTTTATAAGCCTCTGCATCATAGTTGCTTATCCTATCGTCTCCAAATTCTTTTCCTAATTTACGAGACTGACCAGACAGAAACCTATCTGACGTTTGTGTCAAAAGAGCAAGAGCTCTTGCTCCTTCTTCGGTCTTAATAAAATCGGAAAAACCGAGCCTAGAAGCAAGAGGAAGAATTCTTCCCGTAATCGGACCCTCTGCGCCACTTGTTCTACGAGCGGCGTTTCTGAAATTTAACAAGTCTTGCCTGAACGCAATTCGTTGATTTAAGAACTCTCTAAGTTCGTCCATTCCTTTCTTGTTCTGTTTCTTAGTTCTAGCCTCAACCTTTTTAGAAACAGCTTCTGAAATAATCTGCCGTCTATCTTCTGGGGTTGTATTCACAAGCAATCTAACCTGCGGAAGAACAGCTTCAATATCTTTTCTAAGTTGTACGATTCCCGCATCATAGGCTGTTGTCCCAGGCCTTATGGGTTTGCTAAAGGCATTTGGAAACAAGCTCACCGCAGTCTTTATCCTATAAGCGTTTTTCCTATAGCTCTCATTGCTCTCTGGTTGATTAACAGTTGAAAAAGCAACACTTGGATCTGCCTCTGGACTACTTTTTAATTGATCAAGGGCGGATGCAATTTGTCTGTTTGCCGAAGCGGCATCAGCAGCAAGATCTGGAGGTTCATAACCGACTATCTCTCCGGTTATTGGGCTTTTACCTATATTAGAAACGGATTTGGATCCAAATAATTCTTGTGGGGTAAGTTCCAGAAGTTTCTTAATAGCATTCTCTGCTCGTTGTGTTTTTACTACGTCGCTTTGATCACCGAGGTCTGCCTTTATAACAGAGGACAGGGCATCTACTCTTTGATTAATATTGTTCTGAAGGGTTTCATCTTCTATAGGCACACCTTTAGTTGACGCCTCTATAGGTGACGTTCCAGGAGGAAGATACAAAAAAGGAAATGCACCTTTCATGTACCTGCCGGTATCAAAGTATAAAGCACTCTTTCTGCTATACGGAGTGAACTCGCCCTCTAATTGCTGATTCTGTACTCTAGGCATCAAGGTATAGAAAAGATTTTTGTTGGCTAGGCGTGTTCTTGCATCAACAATACCCGTCTTGGACGGCTCTTTGACTTGCACCACGCGTAGGTTTTCCCTCTTAATCGTCTCATTGGGGAATGGGTTACCTTCACCTCCAAGCTCAATCAGGTCTCCTACCTTTCCAATAGTGCCGTCGCCCACTGCTCCAGCTTTGGTAAGCCGGTTAAACATAGGGACCCTTCCATCGTCATATGTAAAGTCAGATCCATCCGGTTTAATTAATTTAAGATTCGTAGATCCCAGACTTGCGGTTCCAGCAGCTTTTCTTGCCGCAAGAATCCGAGCATTTCGATCATCTAAAAGTTTAAGAGCGGCGGCATCTACCTCTTTCCTACGGGCCTCTGCTTGCGTGTACGCGGCTAACCGCACCTTGCGGTCTTCATCTTGCCTTGCGGCATCTATAGCGGCTTTTCTTTTTTGAAAATTAGTTGCAACGGGAAGAAGGTCTGCACCAATGGGTGCCAGAAGCTCTCTGCCTAACGTAGAAAAAGTAGACTCACCCCGTTTAGGGGCCGCACCTGCGGCGGCAAATCCCCGTGATGCTATAGATAGAGCGGCCTGCAACTTAGCCGCGTCTTCAGCTTGCTGTAACTGCCTGTTGTAATCCGTAGGGCCTAAAAAAGCGCGGAGTTCTTCAGCCTCTTTCGTTACGTCAGCAATAGCAGGTCTTCCACCAAACCCTGCCTCTCTCACCTTAGTCCGAAGATCAGGTAAGTCACTAAGAGTAAGGTATTGGCCTATGCCTGAAAGGGTGGGATTTAGTTTATTCATCAAGAACTCCTAGACAGGTCCTTGGCCCATGGGCATTGGTCCAGGCATCTCGGCCATATCGGCCATCATTTGCATTTCGTCGCTACCGCCAGGAGACATCTTGTTGACGGCATTGACTACGGCTTCCGTGCCAGATGATAGATTATCGGCTATCGCACCCTTTGCAGCAAGATCTGTGATACCCCCACCTATGTCTCCAACTTCTGCCAACTCTTCCTGCATCAGAGCGCCAATGCCTTTGTCGAGTTCTGCAAGCTGTAGCGTAGGCTGCACAAGGGCTAGAACGGAGTCGGGTGTCTGGTCCGCGTCGGATTGACCGACTACAGCGGCCAACCGCCCACGATATTCGGGGATGTCGGCTTGGTCGTTCCAAACCGCGTTCATAATCTCACGGAAATCGCCCGCCGAATTAAGTTCCATCATGCTTTCTTGAGTGGCCGCGTCGGCAGCTTTCGACATTTCTTCCGCCGCAACTTCTTGAGTAGCTTGCGTCATGTCACGGTTTGCGGCCTGTATAACCTCCGCCGGTAGCATCTCTGCCATCTGAGCCATAGCCATGTTTGGATCCATGCCGGGGCTCATACCTTGGTCCATGGGCATTGGTGCGGGAGCCGCCATCATCTCAGGTGGCATCATGCCTCCATTTGCCATCCTAAACATGCGTCGGTTAAGTACATATTTCATGACGAAATCCTTAATTAAAACAAGCCACCAAGTTGTTTCGCAGCGGCTCCCGCACCCAGCAAGCCAACCCCTGCGCCTGCTGCTTGTTGGAATATAGACGGTGTCGGAGCGCTAGGCGATAACACCGTGCCAAGGGTCATCTGAGATGACGGAGCGCCTTTGTATATATCAGACAAGAAGCCTAGTCGCTGATAAGGCTCATACAGATCTTGATATGTGTTCTGACGAGCAGCATCAAGTTGCTGTTGCGCTATGTTGCGCTGCTCCGCACCCAGGTTCTGCAACGTCGCAATATCCTTGAGACCGGTAGTCTGTGCTAGTTCAGCGGCACCCAGTTGTTGTCCACCAATGCCCGCCTGCACCCGGCCAAGATCACCGTACAACGCGCCAATGCCGCGCATCAGTTCTGATTGCGCCTGCTGTCGCCGCTGTTGGTTTTCAAAAGACGTAGCTGCCGTTTGCAGAGCTTGCTGGTAATTCTGCGAGTACAAATCAGCCAACGACTTCGCTCTTACGTCAGCAAAACCCCGCCCTAATTCTGCGCTTTCCACGCCAAAGCGGCTACCACCAAAAGACCCACCGGCACCTGCGGCAAGTTGGTTGTATTTAATCGCCTCCTGCCGTTGCAGTTCCTTCATCGTCTGGTCGATGACTTCCTGCTGGTACGGGTTCATGTATGCAGATAGGTCGTCGGGCCGGAACATTTGAGCAGAGCCCTGTGCCGCCGCCGTTGCAGCGGCTAATGCGCCGTCGTCACCAAGAGCCTGACCTACCGTCCCAAGACCTGCTGAAAGAGCGTCCGTACCGGAAGTTAAGTAGTCCTTATATCCTCCGATACCCCCTGTAGAGGTTAGATCGGCTGAAAGACCCGGTGTGCCTTCCGTTCCAAAAAGCTGACTTTGAAGATCTGACAAACCCGCTACCTGATATTCAGGAAGATCTACCGGCATATCTGCGAGGTTTTTTGCAGATTCCAAAAGGCCTAACTTGATTGCCTCAATTTCAGGGGCTTCGCGTACAATCTGTTCCTGAATAGTTTTATCAACCATGACTATGCCCTCATCTCAAAGTTACGCATCATGGCGTACATGTTTTTGGCACCGTTCTCGCGGTCCTTTTCTTTGTTGCCCGTTGGATTAGGTGCTGCACCGCGAACGGCCTTTGCCGTCATAACAAACTCACCGTCAGATAGCATGGCCGGTATGTCATCAGAACGCTCGGTTCCCGGACCACGTACTAAGGTTTCGCGCCGTGGAAACGACATAATGCCACCCTTCGCAACTTGCGCGACGGGAACAAGTCGGGTCTGGTTGGGATTGTAGTTATAGTTAAGACCAAGCCTTCTCGCGGCCTCGTCGCTGTACAATTGAGCAACCTTGTACTTGCCAGGGTCTTGAGCATAAAGCTCAGATCCAACAGGTTGACCGAAACCTGTAAGCATGGACTCATCTGGATCGTCAGGCGGTGGCGGCGTGTCAAAAGCACCAAGGCCATAAGCCGTCAGTCCCGCAGCAGCGGCAAGGGGTCCGTACTGTTTAAGCATACTTGGGCTGGCGTCTTTGGCTAACTTTGTAGCGATTTTTAGTTGCGCCTCAGTTGCTTTTAAAGGATTTATGTTATTCGCCTTTAATATGTCTACTGCGGTTGTTTCTTTCGCGAAAGGTGTAAATTCTGCAAATTTAAAAGGTTGCTCGACAGTAGGTATGTTTATTGAGGAGGTCGTTGGAGCCGGTACTGGGGCCGTTGTTGGGGCCGTTGTTGGGGCCGTTGTTGTGGCCGTTGTTGGGGCCGTTGCCTTACCAGAAACCCTAAGACTGGAGGGGTCAGCAAGTTCAGTTGTTGTGGTAACCGCGTCAACTACAGGACCACGGGGATCAAACGTCTTACCACCTAAGAACCGACCAAACGCATCTCCGTCACCCCCGAGAGCGTCAGATAGTCTTCCGACTTGATCTCCAAAAGTAGCCGGAGACCTCCCTGGAATAGTTGCCAGAGGAGCAAATCCATCCGCCCCACCATAATAACCTACGGTTTCTCCTAAACCTCTTTGGAAACCTTCAAAGCCTCCCGGACCCGTACCACCAAAATTAAACGCTCCTTTAAGGCCTCCTGCAAGGCCCGCAATACCCCCGGATATGAGGCCAGATTTAAGAGAGTTTTTAAGGCTGTTTCCACCTGCCAAACTTCCCGCAACGCCACCAATAAAGCCTGCGCCTATTGACCCCGCGCCAAAGAGACCCGGCGCGAGGCCACTTAAAAATGGAACACCAAAAGCCGTCGCCGCTATCGGCAAGACGATAGGTGCGGCCTTCTTGACGACCCTCGCAACGCCCTTAACAGCCTTCTTGACCGCCCGGAATATCTTCTTGAAAAAGAACTCAGGCATACCCGTGTCTGGGTTGATGCTGTTTAATTCGCTACCTACAACGAATTCCTGCGGGTCCAAGCCCATGTCGCGCATCTGACCAAACAAAAGTTCTTTGACCTTTGGGTTGGCCTCAAGAACCTCCATAGGCACCACGGTCTCGCCTTCCGCAGCGTGAACGATGTAGATGTCACCGTTACGTCCGTACTCTGCAAGTTTCTCGGCTTGGTCTCTAATCGAACCAATGCCAACGGGTGCTAACGCATAATCAGGAGATACATCTGCAAACGATTGCAGTCCATTAGAAAGTGTCTGGTGAGATTGCTGCATGGCTATGAGTACCGTAATTCTAGGATACTTGCGAAGACAAATATCTTCGACGCCGTATCGCAGTTCAAAATGAGTGCGTCACCGGCCTCTAAGTTAAACGGACCTTCAAGTGACGTTTGTGCGAGAGTTCCGAGACTTATCTTGTCCAGAGTAACAGTCGTAGACGCGGAACTGTCGGTTATCTTAGGAAATATTACTATAGTGCCAGAGTGACTGTTATACAAATTTATGTTCCGCACGATGGCTTGCGTTACAACGGTAGGATCCGTCTGTGTAGCAGGACAGGTGTACACGGTAACGTCTCCTGTAGAGCCAACCAGACTTGCCGCGTTTTTGTACGCTACGCCCATTATTCACCAAACCATAACATGCTTTGCGTTTCGTCGTCGCCGCTCACTACCGCAGGAAACTCTAGCTTTGTCAGGGCCATCTCTATGTCGCGAAGTATTCGCGTAAACGCCTCTGTATCATACTCTTCCGGTGGAGTAGGCATCGAATGGTCTAACAACTTTACCATTACCGCTTCCCATCTGGACGGAGATTCATGCGTAAGTCACCTAGTGTCCAATTAATGTCCAACGAGGAACTCTCTACACGGACCACGGCTTGTCGCCCTCGGGCTCGGACAAAGGACTGTTGCGTACTGTTTGTAACAGTGCTCGTAGACTGTGTCTGTAGAGAATCTAACGGAAAGTTTCGTGTCTTGAGCACATAGTTTACGGAACCAGAACTATCTCCACTTGTGTCGTTGATACGGATGTCTGGTATTAATTTGTCTACAAACATAAATTGTTCGCCGTCTCCGATATCAAAATCCGTAGACTCTATGAAACAAGACATTGCGCTGCCATCGTCATTCTGACCGCTCTCATGCGCGTATATGAACTGAACTCCACTCGACGCGCCTCCTGCTCTTGGGTTGTCATGAGCCCCTGAGTCTACCCAGGCTGTTCTGGATAATGTGCCAATGTCCCAAGCGCCTTCGGTGTAGTTAAACTTTACATAACGGTCTATCTCGTCAGAACTAGACGAAGCGTAGAACCAAAAAACTTCATCAAACAATTTGTTAGAAGCCGCAAAAAACTTAAAGTCTTGAGCCAGATTTATGTCCGAGAATACGTGATCTAAGACTGTGCAAGGGATGACTTGAGTGCGACCACTGTACGCATAGAAATTGTTTCTTCCCATCCAGAATGCGCGATCACCAGAAGCTACAGCAGCATTCGGACCTATGATTGATATGTTGTCTGCAAGAAGACTGAACGTAAATGTATACGGAGGTCCGGTGAAACGCATGGCATGAAGAGAGGCATCCGTCCAAACCAATATCTCCTGTCGCGTCCTATGTGCGGTAACTATCTCGGATCCAGAAGATATGCGTTGAGAACCTGCGGTGTTCGTTGCAGTAGGAAACCAGTCGAACGGATTTTCTTGGTCACTCCACCTAACCATCAGAAGGTCTTGTCTAGTGTCACCTATAGGATTGGCCCCAAAGCACACCAAATGTCTATCGGACCCTGACAACATCATACGTCGCACTATTGTTGGCGCACTTACGGCCCCGGAGGAATCCGCTAAAGAGACTGCTCTAGCACTTAGACCTAAAGTCTTGTCCCAGTAATAGGGCGTACCATCAAATGCATTGAAGGTGAGGTCTTCACCCCAATTGTCTTGAGACCAAAGACGAATGTTTGATCCTTCATCTGTCGTAATGTTTGCGGCCTCACCCCACCCTACAAAAGAATTCGCTTCTTTAACGGCAACGTCGTCGTCATGTGCCGCTGCTGTTGTTCCGCGAACACCGCGAACCACACCTGCATTTAAAGTGTTCGTGCTCTTACCTGTATATTGGATAAGCTCGTCGTCAATCAGTATAAGACCGACAAATGTTACACTTGCTCCACTGCTACCTGCTGCTGCCGTTGTGCCGTCTGCCCCACGGGTAAGATCCGAAAGCACGTTAGAGTTGTTGTTTCCGTACTCAATCTTTTCACTGCCAACCAAGATCGTTCCTTTGGCTGGAAATGACGAGGAGTTTGTAAGAGGTATTGATGTGCTTACGTCAGTTATATCCGCAGATAACGTTGTAGAAGCTGTTTCAAAATCTGTCGCGGAGGTCAAAGAGAGAGATGTAACAGAGTTGTTAATCGCGCCATCAAGCGTTGTCTCAGAAAAAGAACTACTGTATCCCCCCCACAAACCGGCACCCCATCCGGTTCCCGGAACAACTACTCCCAAACCTGCGCTTATCTGATATGCCGCGACAACAGAGGACCCCCCACCTGCTGTGCTACCAGAGGACGCACTGCCCGTTGTCGTCACCGTATACGTGTTTGAGTTAACCACGGTAATCTCAAACTCAAGGTTTATCTGAGCCGCCGTAATTCCATCCGTTGTTGTTGCCCCAGATATCGTGACAAAGTCACCTGTTCGAGCACCGTGGTTTGTGTCTGTGATGGTGATCACATTACTACTAGAGGAGCCCGTTGTAATCGGGTTCGACCCTAGTGTCTGTGTACGCCTCAAAGGCGTTATGTCATGAAACGTGCCACCTTCTTCTATGAAAAACTTTTTCTCTGTACCAACGCCCATAAGTTTCGAGGCATCTAAAGTAGAGAAGACATGAAGAGATCGTGTAGTTCCCTGCACAGAGTTAGAACTTACCTTCGTCCAACCCCCCAGCTTCTCGGCTCGACCTTTACGAAAGCGTATAAGATTAGAGTCAAACCAGCCATTCTCCGCCGCATAGGAGGTAGACTCCTTATTAATTCCAGGATTAAACGCAACCTTTGTTAAGGGCATAATTAAGATCCGAGTTCAGGCCAATCATATAAAATACCAGACTTGGTGGTATTGCCGCCGCTGTCCGTTGTATATGTAATAAACAAAGCCTCAACCGCCGCTGTATCCGCAGCGTTGTCGATGGCTGTTTCCATCTCTGTTGCTTTGGTGCGGATGGCGTCCCGCCATGTTTGTATATTGGACGGTATAGCAGTGCCTTTGTCAGCCTTCCTCACTACCGCCCAATCAGTTTGGAAAAGAAGTGATTCTTGTTGTTTCTTTACTTCATCCTTTAATTTCGTTTTCACACCGGACGTTATAATTTTATTCCCGTCAGAATCTAAAACGTCTTCCATCTTCTGCGTGTACTTAACGTCATCGTCTCTATCGGTGTCGAGAACTTCTTTATTATCGGGGTCTAAGAAAATAAGTACCCCGTCTGAGTTCCGCACTGGAGTCTGACGCGCCGTATCGTCTAAGGATAAAGCCGTTGAGCTTACACTGCCGTCTGCATTGTGCGAGGATAGATAAAGCCGCTGATCAGGAAACGGTTGCATTACAACCTCAGAAATACCCGCTGCCTTTTTCTCATCAGCAGACCAGACTTGCCAGTTCTTAGGCTGTAGGGTGCCGTCCGCATCTTTCCATGCGCGACCCGGTCTTATTGTCTGACCATTAACCTTGTATACTGTGGTCATTATCTTTCTCCAATCTATCTTACGCGCATATGCGACTTTGGACCCAACTTCTTCCGGTGCCGAAGATGAACAGGTTTGTTTCTGCGACGAATTACTTTCCTAGCTATTTTAGCCTCTACTTTTTGCGCCATGCTCTTATTACCTTGCTTTCGCCTGCGCTACACCAGACCCGCCAAATGGATTCTCAGCCATTGCTAGATAGACGTAAGTACCCCCAGAAGTATTTGTAGCTCCCTGAGTTCCACGCAACTTAAACCCATTAGCAGTAAAATCCATATAAGATGAACCACTTTCAGTGCCAGAACTGTTTGGCTGTAATTGTAGATCTAATGGATTAAAGGGGTCACGCGCAGCATCATTGATATGCCACCCTTCAGTAGAATCAGTTCTTTTTATCATGATAAATGATGGTTTAAATCCACTGCCACCGTCATTAACTTGTACAAATGGTCCGTCAGCAGAGCCATTCCCTGTGTAAGTTCCGCAAGCAATCAAACCCGGCGTTTTAGCAAAACAATACGCAATGTAGGCGGCATCATTGTCTCTATCAGAACCGATACTGAAGACAGACGAAGTGGGTGCGGTATTATTCCACGGACCTGATCCAGCACTTTTTGCATTGGTAAGATTTAAGAATAAATTATTTGTCCAACCAATATCATCACTACCAACTGACCAATTCGCATCACCCACAGCCTCCAATACTTTAAGTATAATATAATTAGGTGCGCGTGAGAGGCCATGACCCACAGTGTCTCCGGGCGAACCACCGCTTCCGGGATCATACTTGACAATCGAAAACCCGCCATGACTAGCTACAGACACAGTTGATGCAATGTCACCATCCGAATTACTAGAACCAGAGCCACCAGCTTTCCAGCACCATGCAACATAGGTTCTTGTGTTTGTATTTGCACCAGCCGACCCATCACCTAATGTGAACCCATCAGATGCAAAGCCCGTTAAGGCTGTAGATTCGGTGCCTTCAGCATCAGTAGTATTTTGATGCACTCTCTTTTCTGCGCCTCGCACAGCATCAAATGAATAATGGTTTTCACCAACATTCCTATCTTTAATCCAAACCCAATCTGGCTGGAACCCAACACCGGAAATAGTCCTTGAAGACCCATTTCCTGTGTACAAGACTGTATTAAAAAAGTTACCTGAGTTAGTTACAGTCGGAGCCGATCTATCTGCTGTCATAAGACGCTTTAAGCCAGTTGGTGGCGTATAAGCAAAAGACGTAGCACCCCAGTTAGTTGTTGATGTCGTGTTAGTGCCATTGTGTTCACGGACCATTGGAGTCCACATGCCCGTCAGGCCAGTAAACACTGCATTTGTAGTTGTTCCAGCCGCTATCTCAGAAGCTGTCGCGCTATTTATCCAAGTGTTATTTTTTGAAAACCAAATAGCACCCCCCTTAACAGCTACACCGATGACATCGTTATTCGTCCAAGTAGGAAATGTTCCACTTGCATATCTATCACTAGATGTATGAAGTGCAGCACCATCATTAAGATAAGTAGCTATGCCGTTGTTCAGATAACTTGTATTATTTAGAGGCACAGTCTGCTGACCAATTCCAGCATGAGTAGCGTTGCCGATGTTAGCCGTGACCTTTGTTTCCCAATAAAATCCATCGCTGTCGGTAACATCAAAAAACTGGTTTCCTAAGATAGCTCCATCAGCAGTTATCACTGCCTGAGTATTACCATTGCTCAACGACACCTTCGCTGAAGGGAAGGCACAGATAGGATTCCAAGTGCAATAATTTCCGATATCATCATCAGCGGAATCAGTGCATGTGTCGGTAACTTGGTTAGCTGCGGCTAGGCTATTCGCTACAAATGAATTATTGTTGCTAAATGTAACTCCGACAAAAGCATTATCATTTCCTGAACCACCAGAAATCGTAGCTGTCTCTGTGTGACTTTCTGCGCTGGTAAATGTGTAATCCGCAGACGTGAAGCTACGAGTGCTAGTTATATCAATCGCTTCAGACCTTTCCGTTGCATCTGACCAAGCATAGGCGTCAGCATCTCCTTCATCAAAAATTGCATAAAATGCAATATCACCAGTTTGTCCTATTGTAGTGACGCTTTGAGTTGTCCAACCACTGGCAGTATTACCATCTGTTGATATAGGAGTGCCTGCATCAAGCACACGCCACCAAGCAATACCAACGGTTGCCATTGCGGCGCTAAAAGTAGCGACAATATTTGCAGAAGTTCCAGAAGAAACATCAATAGACCAAAACTCTAAAACATTTCCAGCGCCTGAATTTTTTCTAGCTATAAATGTTGCGGAACTACCGCCCACTGTTAGAGTGTTTACAGTCCTTGTTCCAGCAGTCGACCGACCACCTCCTACCGCGATTACGATTGTACGGTTGCTTGCTGCGTCTCCTAATGTTGCGCCTGTAACCGTAAACGCAGTAGCAGCAGAACCAAATGTCTGTGAACCCAAAAATGAACTAGTTGGGTTTGTCGTAGAGTTGCTGCTTTTGCCCAACAAATTCGTATCATCAAACTTTAAATAAATACCATTTGTTCCAAAATCATCTATAGTTTTACTAGGGTTCTTTGGAACCCACACACCGTTGTCATCAAACTCACCCAACTCATTATTTGTGAGCTTGCCATCAGAGTCGACTGTGGTTGTAGTTGTTGACCCGTCTACAAAAACAAACTCTGCCATATACCCATAAAGATCATTTGCGTTGTTTCCGTCTTGACCTATGTAATGTCTGTTGGCTGAGTTTATGCCTACTGCACTAGCATAGTCCTGTGACGAATAAGTTGGTGAAGAAGCCTCTTGCCGCACCCCATTTATATAGATTCTCTGACGATCTGTGCTTGTGCTATTGCTAGAATTCATCACACACAAGAAATGATACCACGCAGTAGGATCACGCAAGACTGCTGATGTCTTTACTTGATAGGCGGGTTCTCCAACCCCGTCATCATAGTCCCGCATCTGCAACTGATTTCCAGATCCACTGAGAATCTCAATGTACCCTGTATTATTGCCATCAATACGGGACGCAAAAATGTACTGCGTTGTATTGATGCTGAATCCTTTGAGCCAAAAACTACAGGCCCAAGTCTCCTCTGTTCCAGCAACAAAAAAATCTTTATCAAGATAGTCAGCAGAGCCGTCTAGATAGATAGAGTTCTCAACGACATAACCAGATGCCGCAGACCCGAAGATCATGGCTGGTGACCATATGGGCATTATGCGAACGCCAACTGTGCGGCACCTAACTGGATAGACCCGCTTGCTTTTACCACATACGGTACAACGTCAACTGCGGATGCCGTTGACGAGAGTGTCAGTCCCGCACCACCCGCCGTCTCGTAATCAGTCCCTAACGCAAGAGTTCTTCCACCCCCACTATGAATAATGATAATAAACCCAGATTGACCAACAGCTTCAGTTGATGGATTGTCGAAGGTTACGTTGCCTGTGAAGGTCAAAACAAAGTTCTGGTACGTTTGAAAGTCCAATGTGGTATTGCCAGAGATTGAAGCTGTTTGAGTTGAACCCACCGCCGCATGACTGAACTGTGTTACTTGATCTTCATCAATCGCGAACGCCACGTTGCTACCAACCGTTGACCCTTGACCGAAGACAAGATCGTCCGCAGAGTCGTCCAAGCCTATGTAGAAGTCTTGAGCATTTCCATCAAAAACAAACTTTGTGTCTTCGGCGGTCCCATCTCCAATGGTGACGGCAGCGGCTGGGAACACTACGGCTTGGTTCTCATCAATTGAGATTGCCGGTGTGGTGCCAACCGTAGATCCAAGACCTATAACAAGGTCATCCGCAGAGTCATCTAGACCTATGTAGTAATCTTGAGCGTTACCATCAAAGACAATCTTGGTATCAACCTCCGCGCCGTCACCAATCGTAACAGCATCATCGTCTATCGTCATAACACCGCTCGTTCCAACAGTAGAGCCCACGCCGACCACCAACTTGTCGGCGCTGTCGTCTAGGCCCACGTAGAAGTCTTTTGCGTTGCCGTCAAAAACAAGTTTTGTGTCTTCAGCCGTGCCGTCACCTATGGTTACCGCCGCCGCTGGGAACACCACAGCTTGGTTTTCATCTATGGATACGGCTGGCGTTGTGCCGACAACGGAACCTGAACCGATTACAAGATCGTCCGCAGAGTCATCCAGGCCAATGTAAAAGTCCTGTGCGTTTCCATCAAAAACAATTTTAGTGTCCTCGGCAGTGCCGTCACCTATCCGCAGAGCATCCGACACATACAAACTTGCAAACGCATCCGTGACTGCTGCTCCAGATCCCGCGCCATCACAAAAGACAACTGCCGTGTGACCATTCGGTATGGTTATGTTCGCGCCAGATCCTTGCGATATGATCACAGAGTACGGCCCACTAGAACCAGAGTCCGTCGTCGCGTTGATAAAGATAAAATATGCTGTCGTTGTATTTGGAGCTACAGTAACCGTATTGTTAGCACCAAGCGCCCCTGTAAACTTTATCACACGAAACATGCCATCTTGAAGGTTCTCTGTTCCAGCGTCGGGAGACGCCTCTCGAACCGTTAGCGTGTGCGTAGTGCCGGTTAACCCAACAGCCTTGAATGACGCTATGCGGTCTAAAAGGTCCAAGTTGTGGTTGGTGGTCGTCCCCCATGCTCCAGACTGTTCACCAGAGCCAATTTTCTCAATGCCAAAGTTCGTTGTAAATGAAGATGCCATCGTACCGTCCTTATGCTGCTATCTGTGTCCAGTTGGGCGTCTGAGACGCATCAATCTCGCTGAAGTTTGAGGTCTGAGAGTTATCTATGCTACTCCATACTACCGCATTACTAACCAGACCAGCAGCAGAAACTCCTTCTACAGAAAAACTAAAGTTGACTTGAGCCGAACCTATACTAGTTGCGGCAGAAATTCCAGATGGAGAAAGAATGGAATTTGTTATTAACGTTGGACTACCCACCGCGCTGGCAGCGGATACGCCCGTTACACTTACGTTTGATACACCTGTCGCAGTTGCCGTTCCTATCGCGCTGGCGGCAGAAACACCCGTTACACTGATTGATACGGGAAGACTTACCGTAGCGGTGCCTATTGCACTGGCGGCAGAAACACCTGTAACCTCAACCGGAGATGGACTGTTCCAAGCTCCAGAGTTCCAAGCGCCTCTATTCCATCCAGTGATCGATGTCATCAACTAATCCTGATAATTGCGTTATTCGCATCATTAGCGGGATATTGAATGGTAAAATCACCCGCACTGGAAGACTTGTCGCCACCAAAGTTAATGACCGCTACTGCTGGATCTGCTGCGTGATTAGTGGTGGAGCCTGTGCCTGCGGAAGAAAGTGTCGAATTATAAATCAAAGCTCCCCTGGCACTTGAAATCGTAGAAGACGAAAACGTAGTGTCCGCGAAATCTACGAAAGCTGTGGGAACAGCAGAACTGTTATCGGCAAGTCCGATGGTCACACTAGACAACGTGGCACCTCCCGCAGAGTAGTTCGTGCCAGATACCTCGTTACTGGTAGTGTACCCAGTAGTATCGGCATCAATAGACGCACTATTCGTAAACATTGCCACTTTAAAAGTGTCCGCAGATATCGTACTAGACGCTCTAGTATGAGCAGTTAAACGATGTATCCCAGCAAGTATCTCACGTTTGAAGGTTCCGCACATTGCGGATGAGCCAATAGCCATCACAGCCTCCTTATAATCTCAGCCATGTCCTCATGGCCCTGTTGTTTCATCAGAGCCCAAATCGTAGTCCTCTCGCTCTGCGCCATTCTCTCCATGTAGAAGATCAGTATCTCTTTCAATCGCTCCCGGTGCGCCAAGGCTTGTTCTTTGATAACAGGCGGCGCTGTATCAGAAACAACCATAATCTTATTCATAGCCATTTCAGCCATCTCTTCAGGCGAATGACCTCTGTTCGTAGAGGTAAAAACGAACGGGCTTGCGATCTCGGTTGTCGAATCACTATCGAACATTACTGAACATCCCGCCGTAGACGATCATACCGATACTGATCTCTGGTCTGGAGCCCCTCACCCAGGTTCTTTATCCACTGTAGGGACTCTTGAAACCTAGTGTTGTAAAGCTGCAACAAGTCCGCTTCACCTTTCATGAACGTGTACGCCTCTACTAAGCTTCCGTATAAAAGGGCAAGCTCGGCATTGTTGCCTAGGTAACTTGTTCCGTCTCCGGAGGCTGTTATCGAAACAGGACGGAAAAAGTAATGAAGTTCTACATTATAGTTTGCATCTGGCGTCGGAGATAAAAGAAAGCTCTGATCATTCCAATCTGCATAATACAATGGCAATCCAGTGGTGGCTGGATTAGGGTTGTAGTCCTGCAAAAAAGTAACCTGTTTATATAAAAGAAATTTGTTCTCAGAACTGCTGATCACACTCAGAGAGTTCTGCGCCAAAAAATCACTAGGTTTGGACAAGTATTTGTTGCCAGATGTTGTCACGCCGGACGCATTCTTCCTGAATACATCAAGCTGCGCCTCTTTAAGGATCCTCTCCTCTGCATTCAGAATAAACCTGCTTAACTGACTAACGAATGTTGTCTCCGTGTTTTGCGTGTAATCCTGTATCGCTGTCTTTAATGTAGTAAACGTATAAGCCATGTCATGCACTCACTGTAACAGGACCGGCAGATGCCGTTCCACCTCCACCCGTCGTATTACCAGATGTCGCGGTCTCACTGCCCGCAGAAAATGTGTATGTATCATCACTTACTTTCGTAATCGAATAGCCGGATGCCGATTGTATGTTGGATGAAGTAAATCCGTCGAAAGCCTCTACGGAACGAAACCTAACTGTGTCCCCTGTTGAGCGACCATGGCTAATCTCTGTGACTGTAATCGTTGAGGTTCCGCTACCTGCCGATTTAAACGGATTAAACTTTAATAGAACAGTCACGGCGGGCTCTGTTCTATCGGGTCTGGCATCCCTTAATGCTTGCGGATCTGCTGGAGATCTTACAACCTCTAATTGAGGTTGTTTAGCTTCAAACTCATCTTTCCCGACAAGCATACCGGTCCATTCTTTCCGCATATCTTTAAGCCTATACGCGAATCCAGAACGATCCGAGATGCCCATGGCATACTTATTGGAAGCATACCTAGCCATCAAGATACCGCACTTACAAAAGTGTATGAAGGCACAAGATTTATGTTTGCCTTGTCTCTATCTTCGTCTGCGGCTCTTTGAAACTCTTCTTCATAAAGTCCTTTTAAAATCTGAATCCTGTCAGGAGCCCTTTTTAAAGCCATGTAATAAGCCAGACCTGCGGTTAAACATGGATAAAATCTAAAAGGAACATCCACAGTATTTATGGAGGCGTCCGCGTCATCTATCCGAACTAGACGATCATATATGAATATGTCCGTGCTATTTTCAGGCGTCGGCCAAACTTTAACCACGGGAGTTATCTGTCGGTCTACATAGAATTGTGTTGGTCGTCCCGTAGTAGATTTATTGGCTATAGTAAGATAGTCATCTCTACTAACCCTTGTTATGGATATATCAGAATCACTGCGCCTGACTACACCAGATAGAATGTCTACGGTGGACTGAGCGTCTTCAAGAGATGCTGTAGAAGTGGTTGATGTAGACGCTCCACTAGTGCCACCCGTAATGGTTTCACCGGACGAAAACGCGCCTACCGGAACGGTTAATGTTAAAGAAGTTGATGTAGGCTTAGTAATAATTGAAGCGGTAGCCCCGCTAGTGCCGCCCGTTATGGTTTCCGCGACAGAGAAGCTACCACTCGCAGAAACAGACATTGTTATGGTCCCTACAGGATAATCAGTTATCCCAGAGGCAACCGTCTGACTTACCTGCTTTATAGTCCATCTATTTAGGCCGCGATTAGCCCAATCGGCAAAAAGAAGGTTGAGAGATCTCCTAGCAGTTTTGGCATCGTAACCAGTGCGAAATTCTAAACCGCACCTTTCAAAGGCTTCTTCTATGTACTCCGCTACATTAGGTTCAAAGTTTTTTGATCCAGAAACAGCCATTAGTGAGACCTCTCATACCGGAACCTTAGAAGTTCTTTATGCATTCAAGAACAACCGTATAGGTGTCACCGGAACCGTGACCTACTGTTGTAAACCGCAAATCTCCAGTAGGACTGGATGCAGTGTTTGCCAACCCACCGAATGATGAAAAGTCAAACTCGCCCTGATAATCAGTGGGAAGCTCTACGGCCAACGTATCCGTACTGGCGTCGAATAGTATCTTTAAAGATAGACCAACTGTACTGAACCATATCTTATTTATACGAACACCCGTGCAGGCTGTTCCATCTTGGAGAGTCGCCAATCCGGATACGTCTACCGCCAAGACCGCACTTTGCCCAGTGTCTACATATGTGTAGGCGAAAGATTTGACCAGTTTTCTCGGCCCGTCTTCTATCACCTTCTCCGTAAAAGTATCGGCCATAACCTACTCCTTGATTACACCCATCAGGACAAGGCGCTTACGCTCCGCGCTCCCCTCTGGAGGAAGGTCCACAGCAGACTTTTTAGAAGCTTTTTTCTTTGGCTTCTCCTGAACAAACGCCTCATTTACGTCAGGCGTTGAGGGATCGTCTGCTACAAACTTTCCTGATTTCGTTCGCGCTCGTTTAGCCATAAGTCTTCTCCTTAATAGCTAACACCGCGATCTTGAGCGACAAGGATGTAGTCAATCGACATCGACTTGGTTCCTGTAGCGTTACCGGAAATCTCCATCGCCGCCGCTGCCATGTTAGCGGTGGGAATGTTGGTGGTGTGCGTACCAACAAGAGAACGATTTATATAGTACTTAACCGTGTCGGTGCTCGTACCCTTTGTAGCAACGAAACTGACAGTGACATTAGTGTCATCAGCAAAGTCATTAGCCGCCGCAAGAGTGGTATCCGTCTCAGAATCACCAGACTCTGAAATCAAATGCGGAGTTGCATCGCCATCATCAATTTGAAAGCCGATCCTGTTTGACGCGGCAAGACAGTTCTCTGGGTTGGTAGCAAAGTTTTCGCAGAGACCAATGAACAGATCCATTTGGTCAGCGTCCGACATGGAGAATCTAGCTTCAAAATAAAGCTTCTCACCCGCCGTGCTAGGTAATCCAAAGATCTCATTACCTTGAATTGATGCACCGTCATTATCGGTAGTTGCCTGAGACGACAATTTCACAAAACCACCAATCGTATCGGCAAGGATAGCGGCGGAAGCACTGCTGTCTTTTACCACAGTCCAATCATTGGTGCTATCTAAGGCTACACCCGTAAAGTCATCCATATAGACAACTTGATCGGGCCACGCGGCGATATTCAGTCCTTCAAGAGATGCGCGGGCCGAAGAGAAAAGAACGGGTCCTGAAAAATGTGTTTTTGCCATTTGGCATTCCTCCTTACGAAAGGTTTCGCCCTAGAGTCTTCGTAAGCGTCTGCTGGGCCAGTCGCTAGGGCTAAGTAAGTCCCAGATGAGATGAGAGGGGGTTGCCCCCCTCTCCATCCCAGAATTAGGCTCCTGGCGAACCAAAAATGCCGCGAGGATCCGAAAACCCGAAAGCGTAACGCTCACGGGCCTTGTACCGAACATTTCCGGTATCAAAGTCACCCTCCATAGAAGTACGAATAGCTGACCGGTTGAACCCTTTAAGTCCATTCGGAGCATCCGTAATAATGAAGAAGGCGTCGGTGTCCGTGAGGAAATGGTTCACGAAGTAACCTTCCGGCAGCATACCCATGCTACGAATAGCATTGATATCGTTGTCCGCCGTTCCTGTGCGATAAGCCGATTCCAGAAGCCTGTCTGCGGTGAACTGAAGTTCTTTGGGAACAATCAGTTTTGTACCACGAACGGCAACCTTCAATCCGCGCTCATCCACGAAACCGGCAATATCAATAAGAGCCTGTTCAAGACTGGTCTCATTGAGGTCCGCTGCGGTGGAAAGTTCGTTACGGAACGTGTTTCCATTAGCCAAGGGGTGTACGGCTGAACAAAGTTCAACCCCGTCACCACCCGTCACAGTGCTATCAAACGCATTGTTAAGGACTGATGCAGCCTTAATCTGCTTTGTTTGACTCATGCTACGGGCAAGAGCCCTCGTATATCGACTGGCAAGTCGATCATACAAGTTATCTTCAATAGCTTCCTCGGTGATTGAGAATGCCAGAGCAATCGTCTCCATGGTATAACGAGCCGTATAGACTTCTTGAGCATCGTCAAACGATACTGCCGAACCCTCTGACTTCGTTGGCGCGGTGCCAAACCCGGAAAGCATTACCTCTTCTTCAAAGGCGCGATCCGAAGTTTCCATGGTGAAGATTTGCTCATGTTCACGATCATACTGATCGTATTCCAAGCCAAACAGTG